GATAATTCAACTCTTCTGTCTCTTTATTCTCTATCGAGCTAATATATAATCCCTAAATAAATTTATGTCATGTATTGTTAATTTTACTGATCTTTCTTCGCTGCCTTCGTTGTCAACTAATGCTCAGTTTTTTATCTATCGTAATGATGGATCTTTGACCGGCAGTGCTAATTTCGGTAGAGCTACTTTGCTGGTGTTAAATAATAGCTTACCAGTTAACAGCACAGTATCTGCAAACTCGAGTGTATGGGGTGGGGGCGGAACATACGTTACAACATTAGCACAACTGAATACCGCACTGGCAGATGCAAATGTAAAGAGAATTATTCTTGGGGCTGATATTACATTATCAGCAGCATTCACTACTATTCCAAAAACGCTGACGATTAATTTCAATGGCTATAAATTTATCAAATCAAGTAGTGCGCGTGTATTTTATTATGGAGGAGTGGAGACAGATCGTTATCAAATTTTTTCAGGCTTTGTAGAAGGAGATATTAGAGGAAATTTCAACAGCCAAGAAATTTATCCAGAATGGTGGGGATTGGTTAATAACAAACACCAAGACGCTATTAATGCTGCTATACGTTCAAGAGTTGACACGGGATCACCTGGTAATGTCATTAGCCTTGCTGCTGGCAATTATTATGTTTCTGCTCCTATTGATTTAGTTGGCAAACAACACCGTATATGGTCTTAGTTCTCATACTGCTATTATATGGATGGGTGGTGACTATTCAGCGGCTGCTTTATCTGGTACTGCAGATAGAAGCCAAACATATCGTACAGGTGTTGAAGGAATTGGTATTAATGCTTTTAGTGCTACATGGCAGTATGGCGGGCCATTAAGTGGTAAATTTGTTTCGGGAATTTCATGCAGAGGCAATATTGAAGAAAATTCATTTATTATCAACACTGGCATTGCGAATGCGGGTGGATTTGGAATCGGATTTGCAGCAACTACTGCAACAATACCAACCATTATTAATGGATTAGAAATTCGTGATTTTTGGATTACCAATACTACGAGTGTTAGCTCATATCCAATTTATTTGCCTGAATGGTGCAATAATGTAGTAGTACAGGCAGGTACGATCGATGTTGGTGTTGTTTCATCAGCAAGCTTGGCAAACTCCGCTGCTATTCTTACTGGTGATAGTGGTAATATGCCTTTTAGTGCTATTCGATATTTTCCTGAAATAGGAATTCAAATTGATGGTGGTAAGACATTTTTAAGCAACATTCACATCGAAGGACCGACGATTGGCATCCGTGTCTCTACACAAGGATCATCTCCTGCATTTTGCGTATTAAATTCAATCGCTGGTAATTATCTTTGGGATTATGATACTATCTTCGAAGAAAATCCAGCGAAGATGTCTCAGAACAATTCACCACCCCCTGCATTGTCTGCTCAGAGAAATGCGTTTCCAAATGTCACAACGGGCAATATTCAAATTGAACCATATTTAAGAAAATATTCTACGTTAGTTCTTATTGCTAAATCAGATAAGGACTTAGCTTCAATGGGCAGTAGTTGGTTTAATGTTCACGGTGCAAAGAATTACGAATCGAGAGTTGTTATTAACAATCTACAATCACTAGGTAATGTAAGATACTTGTTGCGAGATCCTGCATATGGTATTAATATTTCAACATATGGACAAGGTGGAAATGTTGGGTTTTATTCAGGAGCGTATGGTGGTGTTACACAATATGTAAGAGGAGTTGCTGTTCCTGTTATTACTAGCATTACATATGATGCTAGCGGTAATGCTACTACACCTCTAAGTACTAATTTCCAAACTGCAGCGGGTGCTATGACTAATCCTACATTCTCATACTGGGCAGCATCATCACATACCGATCGTCAATATTATCAGCTCATAATCTGATATTAGTTTAATGTGAAAATATGCTTTGATTAAATCTAAATAGATTTATGCCAGACAATCCACTCACAGATGATAAACTATCATCATTATTTTGGGAGCATATTGAATCGAAATTCAATGTTAAATATGCGGAATTGTATACTTATATGCAAAGTATAAGTGCATCGAATAATAAACAGCAAATTACTACTCTACATGATATTGTTTCATCGTTAAACACCAGAATTGAATTATATTCTGATGTATTGATTGATGTAAATTTAATCATCCCTAAAACCACTACAATAGCATTCAATGGGTTCAAATTTATCAAAAATGCATCTAAAATACGAATCACGTATAATGGCAATATAGAAGCAGGCCGTTATCAAATTTTTTCAGGATTTGATGCTGGTGAAATACGAGGAAATTTCAACAGCCAAGAAATTTACCCAGAATGGTGGGGTTTAGTTGATAATAAGCATCAAGACGCTATTAATGCTGCTATACGTTCAAGACTTGATACACAATCTCCGGGTAATATTATAAGTCTTGCTGCTGGTGAATATTACATATCGGCACCTATTGATTTGATCGGATCTTATAGTGTTCTTCAAGGAGCCGGTGCAGGTCGGACAAAAATTACAGCCTCTGATGCATTTCCTTGGCCATTATCGGCATATTACGATAATGCGATTTTTGGACCATCATCACACACTGCGATGATTTGGATGGGTGGTAATTATTCTCAAGAAGCTTTAAAGAGTGAATATTATCAGACTTTCAACACTGGTGTTAAAGGTATTACGTTAAATTCGTTTTATGCGACTTGGCAATATGGAGGCCCATCGAAAGGCAAATTTGTTTCAGGCATTTCATCACAAGGATACATTGAAGAAAATTCCTTTATACATAATGTTAATGTAAATTATGCAGGTGGGTTTGGGTTTGGATTTGCACCGATTTCTAATGCAACGCCTATTGTTTTGAATGGTCTCGAAATTCGTGATTTTTGGATTACAGGGCCTATTAGTGTAAGTTCAATTCCAATTTACCTGCCAGAAACTACAAACAATGCCATTGTTGAAATGGGCACAATTGATATGCGGCTTGATAAATCAATTAGTGTTGTTAATTCGGCATTGAACATACCACCAAGCTACTTCCCTGAAATAGCAATACAAGTCGATGGTGGTAAGACATACATCAGCAATATCCATATTGAAGGAACTACAATAGGAATCCGTATATCAACTCCGGCATCTGCTCCTTCTTATTGCTATGTTAATTCTGTAGATGTTAATTGGATGTGTGATTATGATGCTGTGTATTTTGACAATCCATCAAAGACAGGCAATAATATGGTACCTCCGCCATTGCTTACAACACAAATTGCGCAATTTCCGAGCGTATATACTCCAACATCACAAACTCAAATCGATCCACATCTGCGCAAATATTCAACAGCTATATTAATTGCTAAAAACGATAGAGATTTGGCAAGCATGGGGACTGGGTGGTCACGCACACATGGTGCTAAAAATTACAATAGTCGTGTAGTTTTGAATAATATTAGAGCAATAGGCAATGTACGATACATACTCAGAGATCCTGCGTATAATATACACATCTCTTCTTTTGGGCAAGGTGATAATGTTGGCTATTATGCATCATACTATGGTGGAATAACTTTCTATGCTAGAGGTGTTGCGGTGCCAGTTATTAATAATATTAAATACGATTCCAAAGGAAATGCTATTTTGCCAATAGTTCCTAACTTTACATCCGCCGCTGGTAATATGTCAAAACCAGCATTCTCTTATTGGAATGCAGATACTCATAAAGATCGTCAATATTATCAATTGATCATTTAATTATGTTGCAATAAAATAAAGTATTTCCATAAATAATTTGTAATATGGGGATTGAAGAAATAGTCCGAACTATGTGGCGACATATAGAAGCAAAGTTTAAATCACTTTGCGATAACAATACTTGCTGCTGCGCAGGGTCAATTAGGCCCATATCGGGTGAATTCAAGGGAACACTGATACCAGTCAACCTTGAGCCAAGTCTAATAAAAGTCACAAATGTATTAGAAAGGTGCAGAGACTAGACAGTGAGCCGACTTAGCAATAATCTGTCCACGAGCGCCCGACAATCCCCATATTCTTTATTTTATGTCTAGTTTTACAGAATCTATTACTGCTATTGATCCGAAATTATGTGTAGGTAATACATTATCAACCATCAATAGCAATTTTGATTTATTAGATTACAAATTATCTAATATTGCATTATCTGCAGATCAAATTTGGAACAACCTATATACACTGGCAACTACGACATCGGGAGATTGGCAAGATGCGGTAGCAGTAGTGAGAAGTAGTTCTGCTAATTGGGATGATACCTATACTATTGTTTCTTCGTATAGTGCGTGTTGGTTAAGGCCTATTTCATTAATTTTTCCATTAACACCAGATAATAATGCAATTAACCAGACAACATTCATTAATAGTATTTCGTCTTGGTTGAATTCTAATTTTCCCGTAACGTCGATTGTCGATAATGCTACAGTGCTGAATTACTGCCCTGGCCAGGAAATATATGTCTTTACATTGGGATTCTTTAAAGATTTTGAAACAGTCGCTCCTGATACTAGATTCATCACTGCAAAGTGTAATGCTGCTGTTTCTTGGTCATATCGCAGCTGTAGTATTCGAGGTCGTTGCGTAACTAACACAAGAACTGTGGTTGGCTATGACCGCAATAACGTAGGCAATATTAATGATAATAGAGCTACAGGATTTGATGCTGGTGGTGGTGCTTCTGTTTCTCTTCTTTCGCAAGTAGTTGGCTTAGAAAATCTGAACACTTCGATTGTAAATTATATTCCTGCCGTGTATCCAAATTATTATAAATTCGTAAACACTACAGGATCAAGATGGCAGTATATCACGACAAAACCATTAAGTACGTAACATGTCATGTTCCTATCCACACATTAATGATCTCGAAAGTGCAGGCTCTGCTATTGTGCTTATCAATGATCATTTTAAATGGATCGACAAAACAACAAATGAAATATTCGCACAGGCTGATAAATTATCAAAGGTAATTGGTCCTCTTCAAGATATAGTTACGGTTTCAAATTACCTGCTCGAAACATCAACCGGCAAACCAAAATACAAAACATTGAACGATATCCGTTCAATTGTTCAATCTGTTTCTTGTTGCGCTTCTAAGCCAGTAACTGTAATATACCCATATAAAATTACAGATCGAACTGCCTTTACAAGCTCAATAGTTAATTGGCTCGAGCAAATTTTTCCAGCATCAGACAGTGATTGTCGTTTAGCTGATTTGTATGTCTTTGCAATGAAAGGATATGTGGATGAGGGTACTAGAACAACACCTATCCTTGCACCAAATTTTGAGCCAAAATTTAATCCGATAGATAACAATGAAAGATTTTTAATGGGGCGTTTTATTCGTACTGGGTATCCATTATTAAAATGGACTTATTGGCCTACGATGAATCCATTTTATTGCACAGATGCAATAGAACCTTGTGAACAACCAACACCAGAAGAAAATCACTATTACAAGTTTACATCTTGCTCTGTGCCTGGATTAGTATTTTATTCTGCGAATGATTATAGCCATTTAGTTAATCTTGGTGTTGTACTTGACAAATACCCAGAAGATCGTTTCTTAGTATCTAGAGTATCCGTTACTGACAAAATTACAACAACGGATATCAATCCATTATTAACAAGTAAAAAGGGATGCAGTGAAACCTGTTATATTCTAACTAATACATTTACTAAAGAAAAAATTGTTGCTATCAATGATGATTTCCAATATTATCTATCACCAAACACGACCGTTCAAATCAAAGACCTTGCTGGTGATTGGACTGTAGAAGAATCTACCGAAGATTGTGAATGTGGATGTGTTTATGATATTGAACGTTCAACTCCTGTCATTATCAAATTAACTAATTGCTGTTGGAAATACGAACCATGTCCTGATGTCGTTAATGGCACACTCCGCAAAGAAATTTTTGTAATTGATAATAAACGACTTTTAATTCCAGGCAAGGCAGTTACTTTAGCAGAATTTCCTGGTGTAAGGTGGTATATTGAAAAGGTCAATTATGATAATCAAGAGATAGTTGAAAATTATACAATTATAGATTTATACGAAGATTGTAATTCACAAAATCTTCCTAAGCCTATTGATACACTGCTTTATAAATTAACACCTTCTTGTGTGAATACATCCCGAACTGTATTGTATTCATCAAATCCACTACTCAAGCCTTATGTAGGTGCTGTAGTGCAAATCAATCTAGATAACCGAAATTATTATCAAGTTTCAATTGTTCCGCGCACATCACAGACGATTGATAATGTTACTATTATTGATGTTTTCCAATTTGGATTTGATTTGCCGGAATACATGCCAGGAGAAAAATTAGCAGAAAGCTCTCCAATTTTTTCTAACATATTACTACAAGATTTTATTGTCGATGGTGCAGAATATTATACAAGACCAAATATCAATTATACCAATAAACCTGCACCAGCTTGTAAGCGCAAATTTTCATACTGGAATATTAAATCAGGCATTCGCTCTACTGCTTCAGATGAACCTATTGCCTATACGAGAAGCTGGTCCAAAAATCAGGTACAAAATTATTCTAAAATTCTAGATGAATGGTATACTAGTGAATCGTGGTTTGATTTTTCAATTTCGCAGCTTGATGAAATTGCAGCATTAACTATGGGTATGTCTGCTAGCGATGCGGATGAATATCTCAAATCTCATGATATGTATTTTGAGATTGAAGTAGAATTTTCTAGGTATCGCAAAATATTAAGAGGATCAAGAAATCAATTATATGGAGAAGAAAGCGATTCAATTGCTACTATTAAATCAGCTGCTTTGTATGGTGCAACTATAGCAGATACTGCTCTTGAATATGAAAACTGCGGACGCACTTTAGTCATGTCTAAGTGTGGCGAAGGTGATAAATTAGCAATCATATCGGAAGATGGATTGCTTTCAGTTGGTGATCGTATTGTATATAACGGAGAATATTATTCAGTTACATACGGATTAAGATCAGAAGTAACTAATATTGTTACTTTGAACAGAACAAATATTACAAAAGTAGATGAGCTTACTTTCAAAGCTAATTGCAATGTTCAGATCACACCGACCCCAACGCCATCTATAACTCCATCTATAACGCCAACTAGAACACCTACAAAGACTCCAACTCCTACTAGAACCCCAACTAGAACTCCTACTAGAACCCCAACATCGACACCATCTATAACACCAACTAGAACACCGACCCCGACACCAACTAGAACACCAACTAGAACACCAACGACAGGGTTAACACCTACACCGACACCTACAAACAGTTCAACTCCTACAAGGACACCAACCAACACACCATCACCGTCGAATACATCATCACCAACACCATCACCGACACCATCCCAATCACCACCGGAACCCCCAATTATTTCTTCTTATATCGCAGGCAATGATAGTTTGATTGTATACCTATTTGTCAGTAATCCTGAAAATATTGCAGATTTTGAATATTCAATTGACAATGGTGCTACATGGACATCTGCTGGTACTAATATTTCTCCTATTAAAATTGGAAGTCTTTCATATTACACATCATATTTCTTCTTTTTCAGATTTAAAAATCTTGCAGGTATTTATAGTGAACGAACCACGGGTAGTGTTAATATTACGACAGGAGCTCCTCCGGATGTCGTAACACCAACTCCAACACCATCACCAACTAAAACCCCAACTCCAACACCATCTATAACGCCAACTATAACACCAACACCTTCACCAGAACCAGCACCATATATTGCAAGCTTTAATATAAGCTTAAATAATGTATTTTTAAATCTTGGTACTTCTTTGCCGGATGTTGCATATTATGAATATACAACAAATGGTGGCGGAATATGGACACCGACAATATATAATGCATCTCCTATTAAGGTATCTGGATTGAGTTATGGTGTTACATATTTTATTGCAACAAGAGCAAGAAAAACTAATGGAACATATAGCCCTCAGTCAAATACTATTATTGCTGAAATACCAATACCACCATCACCAACACCGACAAGAACCCCAACTAATACCCCATCTAATACTCCAACCCCATCGGTAACTCCAACGCCGGGATTAACTCCGTCAGTAACTCCTACTAATACACCAACACCATCTGTAACTCCTACTAATACACCATCCAATACCCCAACACCATCTATAACACCATCCATAACACCGACAAGAACTCCAACACCATCCATAACACCGACAACAACCCCAACCCCATCCATAACACCGACAAGAACTCCAACACCATCCATAACACCGACACAAATCTTACCACCCACCCCTATTGAATTATCATATTCCCTTAATAATGGAATTATAACTATTATATTCACACAAGAATTTGAAGGGGGTTCGCCAATAACTGCAGTCGAATATAAAACGAATGCATTTATGACATATCAATCCGCATATGATTTTAATATAACTGCTGGTGGTGCTGGTGAATCATATTTCGATATATCGATTGATAATGATAATTATATCGAATATAACACCACATATGACATCACAATTCGTGTACAAAATAGTTTCGGATATTCAGGCGAAGCCACAATTACAGGTGTTAATACAGGAGGTCCGCCATCTTAATAGTTGCTAAATTTTTGATTTCATCTAAATTAGAATGATGGAATCAAATGAGAAAATTTTTATTCAAATTGCAGCATATCGAGATCCTCAATTAGTACCTACAGTTAAGGATTGTATTGCAAATGCAAAATACCCAGAAAATTTAAATTTCTGTATTGCATGGCAATACTCAGTAGACGAGAATATTGATGAAATTAGAAATTTGCCTAATGTTCACATTATTGACATTCCATGGTGGGAAAGCAGAGGTGCATGTTGGGCTCGTAATTTAATACAACAGAACTATAATAATGAGCGATATACATTGCAATTAGACTCGCATCATCGTTTTATTAAAAATTGGGACGAAGTTATCATTGGAATGTATAAAGAGTTACAAGAAAAGGGCCATAAAAAGCCCCTTTTAACTGGGTATATTCCGTCGTTCGATCCTGATAATGACCCAGTAGGTCGCGAAAAAACACCATGGAAGATGGATTTTGATCGTTTCATTCCAGAAGGTGCCGTTTTTTTCTTGCCTGCTACGATTGAAAATTGGGAAAAATTAGATTGCCCTGTACCATCACGATTTTATTCTGCTCATTTTTGTTTCACGGATGGGATATTTTGCAAGGAAGTACCACACGATCCTGAATATTATTTTCATGGGGAAGAAATTAGTATTGCAGCAAGAGCCTATACATGGGGATATGATCTCTTCCATCCGCATCGTATAGTAGCATGGCATGAATATACCAGAAAAGGCAGAACCAAACATTGGGATGATCATGTATCATCTAATGAAAATAAAATTGCAGACCATCAAGATTGGTCAAAAAGAAACGATAGGTGCCACAAGAGAAACAGATGTCTTTTTTCAATGGATGGTGAAAAATATGACTCTATTGAATGGGGTCCTTTCGGCTTTGGTCCTATTCGGACTCTAAAAGATTATGAAAAATATGTAGGATTACTATTCTCAAAAAGAGCAGTTCAGCAAGAAACACTCGATAAAAAATACCCACCGAATACATATAACTACAACTCTGACGAAGAATGGGAAAAATCATTCTCCAGAATATTCAAACACTGTATTGATGTAGGATATGAATTAGTACCAGAAAAAGATTATGATTTTTGGGTTGTTGCTTTTCATGATTCTAATGATGAAACGATACACAGGCAAGATTTAGATAAAAATGAAATTAATCGATTGTTTAGAGATCCAGATGGGTATTGCAAAATTTGGAGAGAATTTTCTACCGCAGTGAATCCAAAGTATTGGGTAGTGTGGCCTCATTCTGAATCAAAGGGATGGTGTGATAGATTGACTGGAAACCTAAGATAACATGAAAGTATTGTTTACATTACTGTCTATAGATGCAGGATCTCAAATGTATCTTGAAGCATCGAAAGCTTTAATTAAAGAGTTAATTCAAAATACACCTCACGATGTTTTGCTTACAACAAATAGACCTGAATATTTTGACGATTTAAAAACAAATCGACTTTTTATTCGAAACAATATAACAGAAAATCTTATTTTTAAGTTTAATTATGAGTTTAATTATAATTTGAAATTTTTGTCTTTTAAAGATATACCAAAAGGATATGATGTTATTTTTTATATAGATGGTGACATAAAAAATAATTTTTGGACTGACTCTTCTAATCAATTTCTGTCATCCTTAGTATCTGAATATAATTTAATTGGCTCGAGAATGGATTGTGTGTTGCAAAATGAAGTTTATCAATATCAGTCTACAGGTCATGCGCTTTTCAAACATAAAATACTATCGTACGATATTTTATCAATACCACAAGAAGATGATATTTACAATTCGCAATTACCAAGCGAACATTATTTAATTTTTAAATATGATGAAATTAAGATGGCTATGTTCGCACAAAAATGGGAAGAGTTGAATTTTATCATGCAATCTAAAAATGGCGGCAATGGTGTGTGGGGTGATGGATTTGAAATTGGTATATCTGCAAGATATGCTGGGTATACAAATATAAAGGATTTAAATTGTGGTGATTTGGAATCAGAGTTTGGGTTTATTTTTAATGGCAATAAAAAATGATATGAAAAAAATCGCATTTTATAGTAATCAGCTGTGTTTAAGAGGCACTGAAACTGCTCTTTTTGCATATGCAGACTATAACGAAAAAATACTAGGAAATAAAAGTGTGATCTTTAGCTTGCCAGATCGGAATTTGGATGCGTTGCCAAAATTTCAAAAAAGATTTGAAGTGAATCTTATGCATTTTTACGAATATGAAAAATATTTAAAAGAAAACAATTTTGATTTTTTATATATTATTAAAGCGGGTGATAACGATGGTTATTGTGTAAACTCAATTCCTACAATTGTACATGCTGTTTTTAGAATTAATGAACCACACGGTTACAAATATGTCTATGCATCAGATTGGCTGTGCGAAGATCAAGGATATTCAAAAGAAACACATTCTTTGCCTCATATTTGTGAAAAGCTTCCAGATCCAAAATATAATTTAAGAGAAATACTAGATATTAGTAATGATGATATAGTTTTTGGGTATTATGGGGGTTCTACTGAGTTTAATATTGAATTTGTTAAAGATGCTATTCGGAAAATTTCAAGCGAAAGAAATGATATTAAATTTATCTTTATGAATATTGATAAATTTGTTGACAGTTCGAATGTTATATTTTTACCTGGAACATATGATTTAGACGAAAAGTCTGCATTTGTAAACGCATGTGATGCGATGATTCATGCAAGATATGGTGGTGAAACTTTTGGATTGGCTGTTTCAGAATTTGCACTTTGTAATAAGCCTATTATTACATATGAATTATCTGCTGAGAGAAGTCATATTGAAATTTTAGCCGAAAGAGGAATTTATTATAAAGATTATGATGAGGTGTATAATATTTTAACAAATTTAAAACAGCATGTTTTATACAATGATTATTTTTATCCATATTTGCATTTTTCTCCTGATAAAATAATGAAAAAATTTCAATTGCTATTGCATTAATTTTAATATGACAAAAATAAAATTATCTGCAGGCTGGGATACATCTGATAATTTAGTAGAAAGGTTGATTCGACAATTTAAAATAGATGACATTGATCTGAGCAATATTCAATTTGTTAATGACAATTCATATGATATTATTGTTTTCTTCAACTATGTTAATTTAAACATCGAACCTAATCGCAGATCATTTGTTTTTTTTCATGAACCCACCTGGAACGGATGTCATCAAAAACATTTTACTGAAAATATCACAAAAGTCTTTGGATTTGACAAGTCATTGTATAATGTTAATTGTGAAGAGATGCTAGCACATACATTCTACGGAGGCAGAGGGCCATGGATTGATACTTTGGATTTTTGGAATATTGAAAATTTATTGAATTCTACCTTTAATAAAACAAAAACAATTTCATCACAAATAACAAAATTAAATAAAGACAATGGAACAACATGTCTGTATCCTCAAAGATTTAAAATAGCACAATTGCTTGATTCGGTTGTATATGTTGATTCGTTGAGAGGTGACATAAAAAAGAAAGACGGCTTAATTGATTATAAATTTAATTTTATGATCGAAAATGAGTATCATGATAATTGGATTACTGAAAAATTTTATGACGCAGTTTTGACTGATACCATTCCAATTTATTATGGCTGTAAAAATATCAGACAATATTATCCAGAAGATGGTTATATTTTATTAGATAATGTAGATGATTTGAATTATATACATAGAGTTCTAGAAGATATTAACAATAATGCAGATGAAATATACAATCAAAAAATCAGCGCTTTAAGGCAAATAAAACAAAAATATTTGAAAGATTTTAATTTATTAAGAAAAATCATTAATTTGTGATATGAAAAAAATTACATTAGTAACAGGGCTTTGGGATTTAGGACGAGATCAATTAAGTGAACGATGGTCAAGATCATTTAATCATTATCTTGATAGATTTTCTGAGTTGCTGAAAGTAGAAAATAATATGATTATTTTCGGAGATGCTGAATTAGAAGAATTTGTATGGAAACATCGCTCAAAAGAAAATACTCAATTTTATACAAGAAGCCAAAAATGGTTCGTTGAGAATGATTATTTTCATTTAATCCAGCAAATAAGAACTGATTCAAAATGGCTCAATCAGGTAGGATGGCTAGAGGATTCAACCCAAGCAAAGCTTGAATTATACAATCCGTTAGTCATGTCAAAAATGTTTTTGCTCAATGATGCAAGAATAGTTGACCGCTTTAGTTCTGAATATTTGATTTGGATTGATGCAGGCATAACTAATACAGTACATCCTGGTTATTTCACACATGATTTAGTTCTTGAAAAGATACTACCGCTCTTAAATAAATTCTTATTCATTGCATTTCCGTATGAAACTTCAACAGAGATTCATGGTTTTGAAATTGAAGCAATGAATATATATGCAGAGCAACAAGTCAATAGGGTTGCTAGGGGTGGTTTCTTTGGTGGTCATCATAGTAAAATAGCTGACATCAATTCGATATATTATAATCTTTTGATTAATACACTATCAAATGGATACATGGGTACAGAGGAAAGCATATTTACATTGATTAGTTATTTGTATCCAGATTTAACTCATACCGAACTGATTGATGGTGACGGGTTGCTTTCGACATTTTTTGAAAGAGCAAAAAGTATGCCTTTGCCAAAAAAAGAAATAACCATTCACAAGGATAATGATGACGAAATAGACTATTATCAATCTGCTGAAGAGGTTGAAATGAATGATAATAGTAAAGGAACTAATCTTTATGTTACTTGCTTTAATATTCCAAAACAATTAAATCTTCTTTTAGATACAATACAAAAATCAAATCCAGAATTATTAACAGATACCAACAAATTCCTTATTGATAATAGCACAGATGAAAGTGTTATGGGTAAATATGATGAAATTGCCAAACAGCATGGATTTCAATTAATACGAAAAGGCAATATGGGAGTCTGTGGTGCACGAAAATGGGCAGCAAAACATTTTCATGAAAGTAATGCAAAGTATATTGTGTGGTTTGAAGATGACATGCTTTTAGTTGATGAAATTAAAATATGCCGCAATGGTTTGAATATGCATATCAATGATTGGCTTTCAAAATGTATTCGTATTATAGAGTTAGAAAACCTAGATTTCATTAAAGTATCTTATAGTGAATTTTTTGGTGATCATCATAAGCAATGGGCGTGGCATAATGTGCCGGCTGATATGAAAAGAAAATATTTTCCTGATGGAGAACATCGCATGAGATGGAATAAATCTGGATGTGTTAACGGTGTGAGCTATCTTATTGGTGATGTCTATTATAGTAATTGGCCAAGTGTAATGACTAAAGCTGGTAATTATAAAATTTTTATTGAGACTGACTATGAATTCCCATATGAACAGACAATTATGAGCCATGCATTTCAATTAATGAAAGGAGGCAGACTTCGTGCTGCAGTTCTAATGGCATCTGTTATTAATCATAATCGTGTATATCATTACGATGGATCGATTCGAAAAGAATGTTGACTTAGAATTGTACTATTCTAAATAGATGCATGGATGTAAAATTGTACGAAGAGTATCTTCAAAGGAATAATATCTCTACCATTCCATCAAGCTATTGGGAGCCTGATTATCCAAATTCTTATACGCTCATTAAGCCTTTTGATAGGTCTATTTTCAATATAGATTATCCTACTAATATTGAGGATTGCAAAAAAACGTTTAATATCACATTTCTGTTTCAGAAAGAAAGCTATTATAATACTAATGACATTTTATCATTGATTAAATTTATTTTGAAGTCCAATTTATCTTCAAAATACAATGTCATTTTTAAATTTAACTATGAGCCACATCCCCACATTATTAAAACAATACCTCTGGCAAAAATTAAATATATTGGTCAATTGCCTACTCATGAATATTTTGGTTTATTACAGAATAGCCATTTAATTTGTAGTATCCATCGCACTGCTTTTTCGGGTCGTTTTCTGGCAGAGGCTGCAATGTTCCGAGTTCCAATTATTTCTTCACCAGTTGGAGGTGCAATGCAATTTTTAGATGATAGCAATGCTTTATTTTTCAAATCAAAAAATGCGGATGGCCCTGAAAATTTTGTGCCTTGCGAAGAATGTTATGGTGGCATTTTTAAGATGCCATGCAATTGTTTCTAGGCTATATTCTCAAAGCAATTATAATGAAACATTAAAGTACATCAGAGAGGAGACAGAATAATCATGAAGTATATATTTTTCGGATTGCCCACTTTTATTTCTAGCAGAATAATAAACACATTCAGCCACTTAGGTTCATCTGTTGCAAGTGGAGCTTCTATTATTGGTGTTGATAGAACCGATATTCAATTTGTCATGTCGACAAAAAAAGGAATTAAATCTTCCCCACACTTAGCATATTATCTACCGTCATATCCGCCAAATGCATTGCCAATGTTTGCAAAATTGCCACCATGTGATTTTGAATATAGTTTAATTTATCTGAATTATACCATTCATGATTATATTCTGTACAAATCAATCGAGTCAATTCAAAATCCTAATATGAGTCTGCAAGATATCAATCGCTTTATTTTATCAAGCGATAACCATGTCAAATCATGGAAGTCTCTTTATGATCGAAATAATAAAACTGGAGCTTTTGATCTATCATTTGTAAAAGTATTGAATGTTGAAGACTATGTTAAATCACAATTCAATACAATATCAAAAATTTCAAATGCCAATGGATTACAAATTCAACAGGCAATGCATGCCAATAGTCCTTCTAGTGCTCTTTATACAAATCCTTATAATATCGCTGAACATTTTTACAACTCCACTAAAGACCTTATGCTAGGTGATAATACACTAAAACACATTCTCGAACTCTAATGCCGACGACTATTTCTAATTTTCAGCAAAACTCTGAACAAATTGTTCAATATGTTCAACAGCCTCATATCGCTGCATTGTTTCGTGAGCGCAGAGGCGAATTATCTCATGGCGATGTCCATGGTCATAGTTCAAGATTCATGAGCTTATTGAGTGAAGACATGCCCAAAGAACTCATCAAAATGATTTTCGATGGTGGTAATTGGGATGAAGACCTGAAAGACTTTTATCAGTTTATCCAAATTCAAAGATACATGCCAGGAGATTATATTGCACCACACCAAGACAAATATGCAATTAAGAAATTACATCTTGTGGTTTTAACTACAAGTCAAAGTAATGGATTCTACGTCTTTGAGGACGATTATTTACATCGTGTCGAAGACGTAGCTGGCACCAAAATTGAATTCCAATACGACGCAGTTCATTTCGTACCCACATGTACATATGAGAGATATTCATTGGTAATTGCAGAATAATTTATGGAGACTAATTTATACGCACTATTCAATAAAAACAACAAGAAATTTGTTTGCTTTTCAATTGGCAAAGATAATCTGCCTCCTGGCATGCTTTATAAAGAAATCGAAATCGAAGGGGGGTTTAATCTTGATGCATATGAGTGGGAAGGGGACTACGATAATGGCCAATTCATTGATAAAAGCAAACAGCAATTCAAAGTTTCTGAAATTGATTTGCAAAAGCAAATGTATGATATCTTTTTCCGCAGATACGAACCAGTATATGTGTTGATGAATATTATCAATACGCTACTAATTCAAAGAGAAAAGGATCAGTTGCCTTGGATCGATGAATCGATGTCTGAGATGTTAGATTTTTACAAAAAGCTTTTGATCAAAACAGAAAACGATGCGCAATATTATAGAAACTCAAAATTTCATAAGTATGTAACAAAGAAAGAAATCAACGACGATTTTCATTCTCGATTAGAATAATGGCCTATTCCAAATTCAAACAAGGAATCTATAAACCGATTTATCCTCGCAAATGCACAAATGCGGGTCAAATCCAGTATCGCAGTTGGCTTGAACGCAATTTTATGGTGTGGTGTGATAAAAATGTGAACGTCATTGAATGGGGGTCGGAGAATGTAATTATTCCCTATATTTCACCAATTGATAATAGAGTTCATCGTTACTTTGTAGATGCATACATAAAACTGCAGGAGCGCGATAAGATTCGCAAATATCTTGTAGAAATAAAGCCTTACAAACAAACGCTACCGCCTACTGAATCAAAGAGGAAAAAAGAATCGACAGTCATTTATGAGCATGCTACATGGGTAATTAATAATGCAAAATGGGAAGCAGCAAGACAATTCGCACAAAAACATGACATGAAATTTATCATTATAACCGATGAAGACCTCAAAAATGTCAATAAGTAATATCACATGTCTAAGAAAAAGCTACCTCGGCACCCCGAGGAAACTGAAGAGCTTGTCAAATTATTTGGCAGGGAAATTGACGGGTTAAACTTTAAGGTACACTGCAAGTTTGATTTCAATGAAACACATAAGCATTTTTTAAATCTACTTGATAACCAAGAAACTAAAATGGTTATTGTAGATGGTCCAGCTGGTTCTGGTAAGACATATTTATCAGTACTTGCTGCATTGAAACAATTATCACGGCGCAATTACGACAAGATCATTTATATTCGAAGCATTGCAGAATCGGCAGCCAAGAGTATTGGTTCATTGCCTGGTGAGCTTGATGAAAAATTCAAGCCATGGTCGATACCATTAATGGAGAAGCTAAATGAGATTCTTGATAAAACTACTATTTCAAATCTCCTGCATGATGGTAGAATTGAATGTATACCTGTTAACTTTGTACGGGGTATGACATTCCATGATAGCTTTGTGATTATCGATGAAGCACAAAATCTTGATTACAAAGAACTTACAACATGCTTAACACGCTTTGGTAACAACACCCAATATGTAATTATTGGAGACGGCAAACAAGCCGACATTGGCGATAGATCTGGATTTAATCGAGTTCTAAAGGCTCTTAATGATAAAGAATGTATTGAAAATGGAATTCATTCATTCAAATTTACAGAAGACGACATTGTTAGATCCCCAATTCTTAAATTGCTTGTCCGCAAACTAGGAGCTGTATAAAAAATGGGGTGGTAGCTTTTCACACTACCACCCCATTTGCTTCACTTGAGGTCTGATGCATTGAGTGATATATCGTACTTTTTATCACTCAGCAAATTATTTTTTAAATCAATTGGCAATATTTCTATCTTATCTTCTTCATTTTCAGATATAAAAACCAATCTACCTGTTTTTGAATCCTTGCGGATAAATTTGTATATTGTTTTTATCTTGTCTTTAACAATAGAAATATAATATTTAGCACTCATTTAGAGAACAATTCCTTTTAGCTTTTTCTTGTCAATGGTAGCATTGCGGCTTCCGATTTGATATGTTGTGAGATTTTGTTCTTGTGGTGCTGATTGAGCTAATGTTGGGTCAAGATACTCATATAGCCAAGAACCAATTGGATTTTTCTTGCAAGTGAAGATTTTTTCATAACCTAAACTTGAAAGACGATTATTTGCGAGCCATTCGATATATTGATGGACATTGTCTTCATTGAATCCGATTAAGCTGCCTTTAGAGAACAAATAGCTCGCCCAGTCTTTTTCGCACTGCACTGCTGTTTTATACATTTCATAAACTAGGTCGGTATGTTTTTCGACTGTATCTTGGAATCCTTCATCAGGATTAGTCTTCCAGTAACGAATGATGTTCTGTGTAATGGCTACATGAAGTGATTCATCCTTATTAATCAGACGAATAATTTTTGCCATTTGAGGAGCTTTTCCTTGTTTACCAAACCAAAATGAAAAAAGAAAGGATACATGGAAATTCAAGCCTTCTGCAATTTGTGTTGATAAAACAGTTTTGAAAATTTGTTCATGTATATTCTTATCTTCTACACCTAGTAAATCATCAAATGCTTTGGTAACCTCTGTTGATCTTTTGTTGATCTCTTCATTGGTCACAATGCTATCGAAGAAGTCTTCTGGTTTCTTGGTAAGGCCCTTAAGAGCATGAGTATATGACTCACTGTGGAGGACCTCACAGAATTGCCAATACGAACATGCTGCTTCTAATTCTGGTAATGTAATGTATTTAGTAATCTCATTGATACCGCGGCTCAATACAGAATCGGTTGCTGTTTGCCACATAAGATTATTTTCGAAGATCCACTTTTCAGTGGCTGACATCGTATCAATCTTTGCAGCTTCACCAGAGAAATCAATTTCCTCTGGGTTCCAGAATGCTGATTTTTGTTCTTGATATAAATCATAGAACTTCTTGTATTTGAACACATCAAATCTTTGAAGATTCAATTCAGGACCAAGAAACATCCTGCGTTGATCTGCTGGTATATTAATTTTATTATAAACACTTTTCATATTTTATAGAGAGCAATTTCCACTAGCACACCCACCTTCTTCAGGTTCTTCTTGAGGTGTATCATTACTTACGTCAGATACAAGGCTGGTGTCTGATTGAACTTTTTGTTTATTTTTAGCATAATATAGAGTTTTGAGACCATACTTATACGACAGAAGTATATCAGTTGCAACGTCTGTTGTCTCTAATTTATTATCTTCATAATTACCATAATTATAATAGTGATTGGTACTAGCAGCCATGCAGAGCCACTTAGTAATAGTCGCTGCACATTTGATAATTCCTAGATTAGAACAATCATATGCCGACTTATAATATTTTCCATATTTCTTAGCACCTGGTGCAATCCATGCAGCAGATCCCTGGCGATCATCTTTAAATTGGAATAGCTGAACAATTGGCTCCATTCCATTTGTTGAATTCTGCATTAAGGAACTATTATGTGATACAATTTTGCTTTTCCCTGAGTCGATTACATAAGAATGGACATTCGGAGATTCCACATCGTATGTTGGGCAAATTTCGTTAGATTTTGTTATTCTTTTGATTTTCATATTCGTTATATAGTCTATACAATTCGTCAATACTGATACTTGACCTGCTTTGTTTTGAACAATTTTTTGATCTCTCTAAAATTTCTAAATTAACAACAGACCCAATCACTCTCGGTGATATATCGTTTATATATCCTTGCTTCTGTGAATATCTATGATCTACATGATATTCCTTACTTCTTTTTTCAAAAAGAGCTTCATTTTCATTGATTGATTGGGACGTCCAAAATCCTACTTCCATTTTATATTTTTTCCAGTCATCTAATTTGTCAAGGGATAACCACACTCCCTTTTTTTCCATTGTCTCTCTCAATTTATTATTAATTTCTTGATGATGCGCAAGCCATTCATCACCAAATATGCGTTGGAGATTCGCTGGGTTTCTTGTGTTGTTGAATATCCGCTTGGTGTTTATTTTTTCTAAAATAATATCAATATCCTCGTCTGTATATCCTTTGTCGTAATATACCGAACATAGTAGCCCGCACTTTTGAAGATAATATTCACGGGCTAATTTACAGGCTTCCTCCTTGGTACAATCTTGTCTTGATAAATAATATTCTTTACACCATTTGGATTTGCGTCGCATGTAATTACTGTATTCACATTTCCATGTATGTGGATATTTTTGTTTATACTCATTCAATATATTAACTGAGGATTTCCTGCTTGACAACTGAAATTTTTTAAATAATGCTTCTCCTCTCTCCTTGCCGTGTCTTTCACAAAATCCTTTCAAAGATGTAGTCTTTTGTGATTTTAAATTAGTTATTTTTAATTCCGCTTCATCTAATGTAATGCCGAATTTGAGAGATGCAGTGAGAGGATCATACATAACGGGAATTTTATTCTGAAGGCAATATTTGACTCGGTTGTTCCACTTGTAAAATCCATCTTTTGACCATTTGTCTTTTATCGCCATCGCAAAGAGTTTTATTGTTTTACCTTGAAACCCTTCACTATACAGTTCATCTACATCTTTTTTGGCATTTATATTCGTTGAAAATGCATTTAAAAAATCAATAATACTACTCTTTAGATTAGAACGTTTAGTTGCCATAATGCGTATAGATTTACTTATCGCATTATGGCAACTAAATTAGGCATATTATTCGATTTCCATAATTTCCTCATCAACTGAAAGGGCTTCCACAGTCTTCCACCCATCCTTAGTCAAGAATCTATGATCTTTAGTTGCTTTGATAATATCACCATTTTCAAGTTCAATATCAAACACTTCGCTAGTGCCATTGTAATAAATTCTATTCGTCTCGACCGGCCCGTCTTTGGTGTCGAGTGTAATCGTTTTATCAGACTCATGCCATCCTTTCATATCATGCATTTCAATATTCTTCCACGAAAATCCAAGGTGTTCACAAATTTCATGGAAGTTCATGGACTTGCCATCAACAAAGACTTTGGTATCCCACTTTAGGCACTTTTCACAAGGCATCTGCGAACTGACTGTCATATTGCGCATTCCATCTTTACGGATGTTTTCCATTAAAGCATCCCAATCCATAGTAGGTTTGCGAGTAATAAATTCATCTACATCTTTTTTATACAAATCAAGCTTTGAATACCCATGAGCATATTTGGAAAGATTCCAGTCAGGAGCAGCGCCCTTTTCTTTTGCTAATAACCAAGATGCTTCCATTAGATAGTACTGTTGTTTCTCCATGAATTCATCAATAGCATTTGGTGCTTCTGATGAGTCATGATTCAACCCCTTCGATGCTAGCCATCCCGCAAGATTGGTAATACCAATACCAAGAGATCTTTTATTCTTGGTAAATCTTTCAGCAGCAACCGAGAAATATGCTTGATTATCAATCATATCATCAAGCATACGAACGGCTTGATGGCAAACGGCACGATGCTGATTATCATTATGAATATTAAGCATGTTGATTGCTGCCAGCAGACAAGTCCCAATTTCACCATTAGGATCATCAAGACTTTGTAGTGTCTTAGTTGGCTGCAGAATCTCAACACATAGATTAGTCATATTGACTCTTTCTGTCCATGGTGAATATTCATTAGCCAAATCAATATTGAGAACATAAATGCGATTAGTTTCAATGCGCTCTTTAATCAGAAGATCAAATATATCATCTGCAGGTACTGACTTCTTGAATCGAAGATTAGGATTGTTCTCTGCTTGAATATAAAGCTCGTCAAATCCAGGCAAGCCGAATGATTCAAATAATTCAGGAACTTCATGATATGAGAATAATGTAATGTTTTCGCTATTATTCCAACGCTCATAGAAAAGCTTTGAAATACCAATTACATAGTCGAGATGGCGAACCCGATTATATTCAGTGCCACCAACATTACGCAGCTGAAGAATAGACTCAATTTCATAATGGAAAATCGGCGCATTGGCAGTACCAGCACCACGACGTGCACCACCTTGTTGCTGTGATTTGATGGCATCTTGAAACACCTTTAAATATGGAATAACACCACCATGAACAGTCTCTCCATTCTTTACAGGAGAACCTACAGCACGAATCTTGCCGAAGTCTAATCCAATACCATAACCATAGCTAGTAGCCCTTGCCATAACATGAGTCGATGAGAAGATAGAATCTGCTGTATCGTCGACTTGAATGAGGCAACATGATGCACCAGTCTTAACATTAGTTCTCCATCGTGTGAGCATTGGAGTTGGAATGTTCAAACGTCTTTCTGCAACATCATTATAAAACTGTCGGACGAATTGCAGCTTTCTCTTTGAATCATAATTGGCATAATGTGTCATACCAATACACATGATAGCAAACTGAGGAGTTTCGTAAATTTTATTATTATGCCGATCTTGAATTAAGCCAGTCTTAATCAAGTGTTTCATTCCAGCGAAATCAAACATATTTTCATCATGTTCGTGATTGATCCAATTACCAATCTTATTGATTTCTTCTTCTGTATATTTTTCAAGAAGTTCTTTGGTGTATACACCTTGTTCCACACATTTCTTGATATGGTCATAAAGTTTAGGTGGATTATTTCCGCCCCAGACATCTTTGCGAAGACCATAAAGTAGCAATCTAGCAGCTACAATAGAATAATTGGGATTTTCTAAAGAAATAAGATTTTCTGCTGACTTGACTAATGCATCTTGAATTTCTCTTGTGGTAATTCCATTATAGAAATTGATATTGGCATTCATGAGGATATCCATTGAGGATACTCCTGTAATGCATTTGGTTGCATAATATACCATACTGTTTGACTTCTCTGCATCAAACATTTCCATTTCTCCATTACGTTTCTTAACTTGTATATTCATAGTATTTTTTACAGCCATACGTGTTTAGTATTTAGCAGTTGTGTGCTAATAAACACTGATTCATTTGACATCAATCGTCTGATTCGGTATACGAAATAGTTTCATCCTCAATCAGATCTGCTTGTATCATTTCAAGCAATTTCATCTCTGCTGATTCGTGCTTAAAGGCATCTTCAATGGAACCAATTGCAGATTTCATCAAATAAACAAACAGTTGAGAAAATTCTTCTAAACTGACATCCCGGAAAATTTTAACACCGATTTGGCCTTCGTCATTTTCACCAAGCAAGATTAAAGGAGTATATCCCTTTAGCAATTCATTTTCGTCATTCATGATATAATATCATGCAGGTCATAAATAGAATCAACGGGTTTATAATGTTATTACATTAATATATCATCTGGTGTTGGATTGTATAAATTTTCCAACATTTGTCTCTCAGCATAAGCGTCCTTTGCAATTTGATAAATTATTGAAGCAGTCTTCTCAATTCCGCTAATTAGTAATTGGTTTGCAGCTTCATTGACATCCTCTGGGAAATCATCCATGTCTTCTTGATTAGCCAGTGCACAATACTTTATCATATTCTGCCCCCAATTCTGGGCTATGGCATCTGCAATGTTTGGAATATCTTTTGCAGGAAACATTGACAAGTATTTTTTAAACATGTAAAAAATTAAATAACTCTCAAGATCAGTCTTGAACATGTCTTTAAGTTCTTTGTCAATAAGATTCATGGAAGTTTCAAATTAAAATTCTTAAGAACAGCAATGATGTGTTTCGCTTCATATAGTGCATCAAATAGTGCATGGTGCGATGGATGCTTATCAGGCCTTTCTGGTTTTAGTTTATTACCTGAATCGAATTGCAGGATTGTACGAGCACATCTTTCTTTATTATATGGCCAGATACTTCTTTGACCACACAGCTTAAAATTGTCTTCTAAAATAGAACAATCAAAGGTGGGGCCATGTCCCCAGACAAAGCTATTAGGAATTTTTTGAAACCATTCTTGGAATTTGGCTAATGCTTTTTCAAGTGGTTGTTGATCAGTAATAAGAACCTTTTGAATTGCTTCTGGTTGTGTTTTCCACCAATTCATAGTTCTTTCGTCAGTGCATGCTCCTTTTTGAATGCAGTCCAATGGATCTACATTGCAATAGAACATATCATAAATACCATCACCGTCAAAACGAACTGCACCAATAGAAAGCAGTGCAGCATTGTGTTGTGTTGATAGAGTCTCGAGATCAACAATTACATGATTACGCATATTAGTATATACTATGATGCTTCTTGAAAATCAAGTTCTTCGCCGTATTTTTGAAGTATAGATTTTCTTACAAGATCGCCATCTTCATTAAGCGGAACTTTTTTTAATTTCGCCAAAACTACTTCAGCGATAGAATGCTGTACTTTGTAATGAACTGGCTTATTGTTGTTAATAACTGCGAGTAATAGCGAATGCTCGTCGTCATTAAGAGAATTAATAAAATCAGTGTGGAATGTCATTTATCCTGTGGGAGGTTAGATTTATGTTTCTCTGCTTTATTCGAAATTTCTTTACAATATTCTTCAATTTGGTGTTGTAGATTATCTTTAAATTTAGACATCGTCGCTGCAAATGCCAGCACAACCATAATCACTGCAGCCCAAACAAAGATGTCATAAGCAGAAATATCTGATATCATCATAAAGGTATTTAGGTTGTAGTTCATACTTTTTTACTCAATTTTTATTTTGAGTATATTTGTCTTTCAAGAGTGCGGTATCGTTTATCAGAATGCCACGCCTCATTATCAGTCTGCACTTGATAATTGCCTTCCTTTGTGGGTATTACAGTGCCTTTAATTGGGACTAAAATGGATGGCTGATAAATGTTTAATGGGGTTGCAATGGGAACTGTATTATATACCGGATTTTTAGGTTCAGCAGTTTTGCACGATGCCAATCCAATGCAACTGATGATTAAGAGAACATATTTCATTTGCTTGATGTTGATGATGTTGTAGACGGGGAATAAAATTGCCCCATTTCTTTGATGAATTTTTGTTCTGATAGAAGATATGCTGCTACTAAATCAGCTTGATCGGCAGCAGCATTTGTTCCGAGTGATCTCAGCCTTTCAATTTCATCTGCATAGGCTTTTTGTTTATCACGAGATTTAGATTGCATCTCGTAATAAAAATATTTGCTTTTCCATTCAAAGAAAAGAATTGCAAATTCGAGGACTCTTTTGATAAGGGATATCATAGTGGCTTGTCTTTGCCAGTATCCTTTGCATATCCAATATTAATAGCAACAAAATCAATCACGCGATAAATTTTGCCAAGAAATGAATCTGGATTAGGAGTTGGAATCGCTGCTGCGATTGCTGAAGCGAGAGTAACAAGCGCCGATAGAATCTTGAAATACTCGTTATTGAGAAGTGATGTAATTAGTGCTTCCATAAAATCTATTTATGGGGCGGAATCAATATTTTGTAAACTGAAAGAGCATCATTTATAGATTCCTGAATTGGCTTGAGTTCGATACCATATAATTCGGCTTTGCTTGTGCTCAGTGCGCAATTTGCTCGTGGTATTGGATCTAATTGAACATACTCTTCAAAAGACATATATTTCTTGTCATCGTTAATAATTCCTGCATTTAAAAGCAGTTGTACAAACTTTTGTGTAGTGATGAATCCTGGTTGAGTTAAATTGAATATATGCGAACCATTGGCATCTTCACATACCTCAAATGTCTTTAATGCAGCTCCTACAAACTCATCGAGGTTGGTATAAGAATTAGTGGTGTTTAAAAGTTGTGGGAATTTAATGTATTTGTCAATAATGTTTTTTTGTGACGGTATCGAAGAAAATGGCAGGCGCATTCTCCATATGTAAACACCTCCAATGTTATTTAACAATTCCTCGCCTAACGCTTTGGTTCCGCTATACCATGAACAATGCCTTTGCCGAAATGAAAAATTAGGTCGATGGAATTCACCGTATATCTTTGATGGTTGTTCACCATAAGCACACTTCTCGTCATCATAAATGCATCCTGTAGACACATGCCCGTATTTAATACCTATTGCATTGCATGTCTTAGCAATATCGAGAGGTAAGAATGCATTTGCTACTAAGCATTCGTGGTGAGTCTCGTCGTTCAATTCACATGCTGCGATATTTGGTGTTCCCGTATATGCCGAGCAGTTAATGACATATTTGATATTATTCTTTTCAGCAAAGTCGATAAACTCTATAACATTCAGAGGATGGCGAACTGAAGCCGTAATAAATTTGATCTGCATCTTTTCAAGTTTCCTAGAAAAGAATTGACCCACATATCCAGATGCGCCTAGTAGTAGAATCATACGATCTACTTAATTGTTGTTATCTATAGTGCAACTCTTTTTAGATTTTGAAGGCCAATTGATTTGATCCCATCCTTCTGAGAATTTTTTAAGATTCTCACCTTTTCGTCTTTTAGACCCCTTACCTGCTTGGTGTTGTGACTTCATAACTAATATTACTCTTTGCGTAATAAAAAGTCAATAATTCTTTGAGGCCTGTCAAATAATTTTTTGATAAGCAAAATAATACCCTCAATTATTTCAGGACTAACTACACCAACAACCCCATAGATCAGAGCTTTAGTAAAATTGGTAAAGTGTGATTGTTCGAGCATGAACCAAGCAATGATGCTAGCAATTATAGCTACAACAATTTTACGGACAAAATCCCAAATGGTATGCTTAACGTTACTATTCAATATTCTAGCAAGCATGCCTAATGCGCCTATCAGGGAAATAACCCAGCCACCTTCTAAGAATTGTTCGATAATGGATTTTTCTTTGTCCATGTTAATTATCAATACTTATTCTAATACCGATAATCTTTGGACATTGAGTAGGCTAATGATGAAAAAAATGCGGGTGTTTAATGTGGTTTACCCGCGACCACAATTGATTAATTGTTATAGATGTCGATGTATTGATCACCAAGCATAGGACCATCAATGAACATCGATGATGCTACGGCGTTCAAACGCAACGATTTATTGGCTCCGATATCATTACGATTGTGAGAGCTAATCGCGGTTGCCGCATTGAATGCATCATAATGATTGACATTGGTGTATACACGGCCTTGTGCTTTTGCCGACATGTCATCGAGATTATACCCACGATTTGAATAATCATTGATGGTTTCTTGATACCAGCTTGGCATGAATTCATCAACTTCGTCTTCAGAGAGAGTACGCGCAATACGGTTCAGTTCGAGAAAGGATGCGCGAGATTTGCGCATTCTTTCAACTCGAGGCTTAATCATCGCCGAGAATGAGGATTTGCTGGTATGATTCAGGTATTGTTTACCGGCATCCTTTGTCCGATCTGCTTGGCGGTATGCAAGATTTTCTTTTGTGGTCATGCCGTTAGCACACATCAATCGAAGGAAGTAATTGGAATATGATTGTGCATTCATTCCAATTTTGCTTGTAGTTCCAAACTTCCAAATATCACCCAATCCGCAATCTACCTCTTGTGGATTAATCGTATCCACATAGAATGACAGATCATCAGGATTGAAATAAGCACGGCTGAAATCATGCTTGGCAACATCGATTGCGTTCATAATAGAATCAATGCGATTATCGTAATTCAGCTGCACTGATTCAACGGGTGCTGTTCTGGTTACGGTAACTACTCTCGATCGATCATTTTCATTGATTGCATATCCAAATCGATGATCTGGATTAATCGTAGAAAGAGCTTCTCTTAGAGGAGCCCAGTTCTTTCCCGGTTCTTTCATGACGTCACGCGCAAGTCGATTGCGAATGCCTAGAACATCTGTAAAATCTTCAAACTGAGATCGGTCAATCTCAAATTCATTGATTCGGAGAGATTCACCAGTCAAATTGACATCCAATGCAGAGAACGCATGAATGCTGTGTTGCTTGACTTGTGATTTGATTTCATCGATTGTATTTTGCATACAACACTATCACCTCGGGTGTGAATGTGTGCAACACAATCTTGCTCACCAGATATCATTTAAAAGAACATAGGTCAATATTTGTTTCTTATAGGCATTGCCATATACACGGATTGCTTCTGCTTTGGCTGCATTGTAGAAAGCATCCCATTGTGCCGGTGGTAAAGTCTGACACCCCTCTGATGATGTACCTACTCTTCCTCCTCTGTGAATGTTGATACCGAACATACCAGTATCTAATTCACCCCCATCACGTCGCACTGTCACTACGCCTTTACGTTGACAAATTGCTGGATGAGGAACTGACCCGTTATGTGTATCAAACATGTAGCATGGCCATACGCCTGGTTCTAATACGGCAATACCTTTACGCACTCTTGTACCTGGTCGATAAACAGATGGATCTGTATTAGCATTGTAAGCAGCAAAGACATTAGGGGACACAATAAAGATTGCATCATCGTAAATGCCTCTGTCGTTTGAATTTGGGTCGCCCATTGTTTGTTTGTAGTATCCTCGAATACCACATAGCCAAAGATTAGATTTAAAATCAAATGTAGTTAAGAATTTAGGAAATTGCTTTTTAATAGCAGTCAATAATTCTTTTTGAGTTAATCTTGGTCTTGATGGTGGTATGTGTGTCATATAAGGTACTTACACTCAGTGATATAAAAAATTATAAGCACATATCACTTTAGACATATACGTACCCTTTCACTTCGAATACCGCTCGTACTTGTTCTTCAGTGAATTTAACTGCATTGTTATAGCAATAAAAATTCCTACCAACATACTTTGGAGCACCTTCAAGAGAAGTGAGCTGATTGACACCGCAATGGAAATGCCCACCAACATATTCTGGTGCTCCTTCTAGTGAAGTGAGTTGATTGTGATAGCAATAGAAATTACCTTGAACCTTTACTCCTTGAAAGATATCTGGAATCTTTTTCAGATACAAATTACGCAGATAAACACTGCTCTTAATAATCTTAGACATACACCTTTCCTTTCACTTCGCATACTGCTCTTACTTGTTCTTCGGTGAATTTAACTGAATTACTAGTGCAAACAAAATCACCATCAACATGCTCTGGGGCACCATCAAGAGAAGTAAGTCGATTGCACTGGCAATAAAAAGCACCACCAACATGCTCTGGAGCACCTTCAAGAGTAGTGAGTTGATTGACGAAGCAATAGAAATCACCACCAACATGCTCTGGAGCACCTTCAAGAGTAGTGAGTTGATTGACGAAGCAATAGAAATCACCACCAACACGTTTCGGACCACCTTCAAGAGTAGTGAGTTGATTGTAGTGGCAATAGAAATCACCACCAATCCATTCTGGTGCTCCTTCAAGAGAAGTGAGTGGATTGCATTCGCAATAGAAACCACCACCAATCTTCTCTGGAGCACCTTGTAGAGTAGTGAGTTGATTGGAGTGGCAATAAAAATTACCATCAACATGCATTGGAGCACCTTTCAGAGAAGTGAGTTGATTGGAGTGGCAATAAAAATTACCATCAACATGCATTGGAGCACCTTTCAGAGAAGTGAGTTGATTGGAGGGGCAACTAAAATCACCTTGAACCTTTACTCCTTGAAAGATATCTGGAATCTTTTTGAGATATAATTCTTTCAAATTTAAAGAGCCTCTGATTACTTTCATTGATACAATATATCATTCGGTGTTAACGCCAGCAACAATTTTGTGATAAAAATAAAACAGACATCTCGCCATCTTTAAAAGAGTCAAATGAATTTGTAATTCTCTATAGGAATGCTTATTCCATAAAATCAATGAATCAGGAATTACAAATGATTTATTCTTTTGAATTCTCTCTTGGTAGTTCCAAATTAATAATTGACCGTACACCCATCTTTCTGGATGTATGTTGATTTTATCATAACGGTAATATACTTTGTTTCTTTTCGCCTTGACGAGTAATTTGCCTATTCTTTTGACATATATTCTTTTTTCTTGTTGTGTGCCATCGTTATGATAAATGTAAAGTGTTTTTACATTTTTTGAATTTCTCATTTGCCATTAAAGGTTTTGATAATATCCATGCGATCTTTGTGGCTGAACAATGAATTAAGATTGTCATATATTTCTTTTTCAGAAACCGTCAACTTACTATATTGTTGATTGTGAATTGCTTCACAAGAAGATAGAAAGATTAGCGGGAGTAGAAAAAGAAGAAGTTTCATAGAAACTACTTACCCTTTATCTTTGACATAATTCGACTGTACATTGTCCTGCAATGAGAATATTTTAGCCTGGTCTTGAGAATATTAGCAGAAGCATTCCAATTGCCCCATTTGAGCACTTTAATAGTAAAGTATCTTACACCCCATTTACGCATTGCGCTTTGTGATGGTTGATAAATATCAACGACTGGAGTACTGCCCGGCGGCTTAACTAATGCAGATCCATAATCCGTAATGACATATTTTTTATTGTCAATAAGTAAAATTGTACCTGCTGGAAATACAGACCAATCAGCAGCAGCGGATGTAGAATGAAGCGGCGTTCCTAGTGCTGTTTTCTTTTTATATTTGATGTGGTCCTTTTCTGTATGAGTATATGCCGTGGTTTTAATGCGTAGTTCAGAACTATAGACTGACGATGTAATAATCGTCAACAACAAGGCAATTAGGATTTTTTTCATACGTCATATCGGTGATCTGGGGTTGTCTCATTGAACAACCGGAAACTGCGGATAGGGGCAATATCAGTCAAGGTGACAGCCTCAACATCAATTCCCCATTGTTTGGCTTCTATGTTTACTTGTTCGGTAAGAATTGTATCTACATTGTTACTAAAACAATCTTTTGATTTTAAATCGGTAATGACTTTCTTGATGATACCTTGTGTTACATCGGCTAGAGCATCCTTCGCAGCATTGACTTTCAAAATAAAAGTCTTACCATCAGAGATACGATATTTAATTACTCCTTTGACTACGATGTTTGTCTTAGAGTGTGAAATGTAAAGGGACTGTGGTGGAAGGCTGATAGTCGATGTAACAGTGTAGTATTCAACAACCTGATCGATGATCGGGATTTTGAAATGTAGACCTGGTTCTATTGTTTTACAATATTTACCAAATCGAAGAATGACCGCCTCACTGTATGCAGGTATAATAACCGCTGGCTTGAAAATAGCCCAGAAGTTGATAATAGCATCAATGAGACGTTCAAACATATTATTTCTCAATCAATGGCTCTGCGTCAGGTACAAGAACATAACCTGCTTTGATGCTTACATATGGCTTGACTTTAAAAATACGAGTAGAGGCATCTACTGATGTTTCATATCCAACTTCGGTTTCCCCTGCATTGACTGAAACCGACGCGTTTGATTTGAGTGCGGATAGTGTTACTCCTGCATTGGTTTTGAGAACCTCGCAGCTAGTTAGACTGGCACATAGAATTAGAAGGGCAATTGCTTTCATAAATATTACTTATGGTTGCTTCACATATTTAAGATAAATGCGGGTGTGGTGCGACTCAACTGATTATTCGTTTACTACTTTACCATCTGGATTCTTAATAGAACCTCCTTTGCTTGTTTTAAAAGGAATGCGGACATGCTTGTATTCATTTTTGCCTTTGATTTGTAAAATGCCTTTTGAAACATTCCATGCAGTGTCGGTTCCGATAAATGTATTACCTTCACAATATGCAATTGTATCTTTATTCGACCAAGATGATTCATGAACTCGAACTCCTGTAATGCCGCCAAATATCATATTGTCTGCGATGACCGCACCAGCAGCTTGATTGAGCTGAACGGACTTATCACCATTACGATCATTTAGAAATTCGCAATTTGTAACTTGAAAATTTCTTGCACCTCGAGATGTCGCTACAGCATCCTCACCCACATTTAGAAAAGTAACAGAATCAATACCAGAATTAGATTCAGCAAAGGTAGCTGCGTTCTTATTGTTTCTTATAAATCCATTGCGCAGTACAAATGGCACATTTGCTCGAAATAAAGGTTCCTGGTTTTCATTCTGGCTTCCATCTCCTTTTTGTTTTGAACCATCAATAATACCTCCTTTCATATCAAAGACTAATACATCTCCTTGTATATAGACTTTACCATTTAATTGCTGCACAGCAGCATCAAGACTATCCTTTGAATTAATATTCCATGTGTTGGGTTTATATACTTTTGCTGATTTAGATGGTGTGCGGTGTTCTGGCTTCGGTAATGGGCTTGTAGTGGTGCAGCTTGTCAAAAACAAAAGAATGATAAAAGAAAACAGTTTCATATCTTTAATTATGTCAACCTACATAAAGATATAATTCATGAATATCGAGACATCTATATTTGGTATTTTCATATTGACCGTTAACAAAGGTATGGAAGTGACCAAATATCCATTGAGCTGGTTTAGTTGCTTCGTAAAGCTTACTAACCTCCTGACGTTCCGATAACAGGTCACTGGTCAGTGTGTCGTCTTGTGCCGTATAATATTCCATATTTGTGCTTTGACCGTTATAGCCAAATTCATTCGGCTGTGTATGTGTTACAACCAGATCATATTTCTTGAAAGGAAAATCGGGCTTCCATTGAAAAGCTTCATCCGACCACCAATCTACACCTTCAATTCTTATTTTTCTATCAATCGAGGTAGCACCCCCGACCAATAGAATACTACGACCTAGAAGATTGAGTTCTGAGTAATCTGGAAGGAATGTAATTCTTTCTAGATCAAGGTATGGTGATTTCTCTTGAAAGTATGATGGATTGTCATGATTGCCACGAATTACATACAAATGGCAATTTGCATTTTGTAAATGAGCATTGAGTGCTTTTAATGATATGTGTTCGTTGGTATTAGAAAATCCTACTCCAAAGTCACCTACATGAATGATGTAAGAATTCTCAATTTGAAATCTTTTAAGCCTTTCAAGCATTTTAAAAAACTGACCGTGGATATCACCGCAAAGAATAATTTGATTCATTGTATTCATATTATTTAGACATATACCTTTCCCTTTACATTACATACCGCACGCACCTGTTCTTCAGTGAATTTAACTGCATTGTTATAGCAATGGAAATCACCACCAACATGTTCTGGAGCCCCTTCTAGTGAAGTGAGTTGATTGCTATCGCAATAGAAACCACCACCAATCTTCTCTGGAGCCCCTTCAAGAGAAGTAAGTTGATTGTCATAACAATAGAAACCA